GGAGACATTCCTTATAGTGTATTATTCCTTTGGGATTCAATTGGATCTATTCCATGTCAGATGACGTTTGATGGTAAAGGTGGAGGTATGCATAACGCTAAAGTATTGGCCGATAAAATTGGTATGGGTATTCATTCAAGAATATCTAAATCAAAAAAAGAAGATTACCCATACTATAACACGTTAGTCATTCTAAATCAGCCTTGGGTGTTACTACCTGATAATCCATTCGGACAACCTGAAATTCAAGCAAAGGGTGGTACGGCCATATGGTTAGCGAGTAGTTTAGTATTTCTTTTTGGTAATCAGAAAAAGGCAGGAATTAGTCACATAGACGCAACTAAAAATGGTAGGAAAGTATCATTTGCAATCCGAACTAAAGTATCCATTTTAAAAAATCACGTTAACGGTATTGGTTATAAAGATGGTAAGATTGTTGCTGTTCCTCACGGTTATATTGCCGACACGAAAGATGCGTTGGATAAATACAAAAAGGAATACTCAGATTATTGGGTTACAAAAATGGGAGACGCAAACTATTCTTTAGATGAGTCTGCAGGATATGATGACGAGACGGTAGATTAGAAAAAAAGTAGTATCAGTAAATAAAATACAAATGATTAAAACCCTATTAATTGACGGGAATAATTTATTAAAAATTGGGTTTCACGGAGTTAAAGGATATTTTAATGGTGTTGAACATGTGGGTGGTATTTGGCATTTCTTAAATACCACTCGCAGATTCATCGAAGAAGGTAATTTTGATAAAGTGATTGTTGCTTGGGACGGAGTAACAAGCACCTCACAAAGGAGGTTATTCTACCCCAACTATAAATTAAATAGAAAGGCACCAACGGATGAGAACTTAGAGTTGTCATTTAACAAACAAAAACTAAGAGTAAAACAATACTTAGAGGAAATGTTTGTTAGACAGATTGAGTTTGAAAATTCAGAAGCGGATGATTTAATTGCTTACTATTGTCAAATATCTAAAGGAGAACAAAAGACTATCTTTAGTGGTGATAGAGACCTAACACAACTTATCTCGGAAGATGTGACCATATACTCACCTAATACCAAAAAGTATTATAAGAATGGAGATAACATCAAACTACACGAAATTGAGATACCTCACTATAATGTAAAAACATTTAAGATAGTTTCTGGTGATAAATCAGATAATATTGATGGTATATATTACTTAGGTGAAAAAACTTTTGTGAAGTTATTTCCTGAGATACTTGAAAGAGAGGTTTCTTTTACCGATATTTTAACAAGAGGTGAAGAACTTCTAAAAGAACAAAAAGAAAATACAGTCCTAAAAAATTTACTGACGGGTAAAACAAAGGGTGGTATATTTGGTGACGAGTTTTTTAAGGTCAATAAAATGATCGTGGATTTATCGGAACCGTTGATTAGTAAAGAAGGAAAAGAATTGGTTGAACTATATTACTCTGAGTCGTTGGATCCTGACGGAAGAGGGTATAAGAATCTAATTCGGATGATGATGGATGATGGATTATTTAAATACCTACCGAAAGGTGACGATCAGTGGGTATATTTTTTAAAACCATTTTTAAAGTTAACAAGAAAAGAAAAAACAAAATTCAAAACAAAAAAGTAAAATTATGAAAGAGCAGAATGATGTAACAAAGGTTGAATTCCTAATGACACTTAATAATAATTTTGTGGTACAAAGGTTTTTTAATGTGAAAGGTTTTAACGAAAAGGCTAAAAATAGCGTTGAGTTAACCGATTATATTAAAGATTTATCTGACTACTTAAAAACAAAATTAAGAAACAAGTGTGTGGTTTATATGTTGGAAAACAGATACCAAATTGAGGAAGACCCAAGCATTTTAGAAACATCAAACACAGACGGACCTGAAACATTTAACATTATTTTAAAGGTAGGTAATGAGACAATTTGTCATAGAATCATTGACGCGAAATTATACCCACCAAAGGTAAGATACACCCTGGATATACGTCCAGACATAAAAAACATTTTAAGAGAATTGACTGACATTTTATCAGACAAAAATTTATCTTTTGAGATGATGAATTATTCGTTGGCGTAATAGTATTTATTAAAACACAGAACAAAAATCTATAAAATATGTCAGACAAAAAGAACTTCGGATACTTAGGAAATACTTTTCAAATACAACTTTTAAATAATATAGTAACATACAAAGATTTCGCTAATTCCATAATTGAAGTTATTGACCCACACTATTTTGATAACCAATATTTTAGAATCATTTGTCAAATGATTAGAGAGTATTATACAAAATATGAACACACTCCGACATTTGATACTCTTGAACAACTAACAAAATCAGAAATTAGTTCACCTATGGCTCAAAAGAGCATTTTAGATACAATAGAACAGGTTAAGAACGTTGCTGACGAAGGATCTGTATTTGTTCAAGAAAAGTCCTTAAAATTCTGTAAACAACAAGAGCTCCAAAAAGTAATGGTAAAAACTCAGTCAATCATTGATAAAGGTGATTTTGAGAGTTACGATAAGTTAGAGGAAATGGTGAGAGGAGCACTACAAGTTGGTGAAGTAGATAAAGGAACTGCAGATGTGTTTTTTAACCTTGATGAGGTATTAAATGATGATTACAGACACCCAATTCCTATTGGGGTCCCCGGTATAGATAATTTATTAAAAGGAGGATTAGCCAAAGGAGAAATTGGTGTTATTTTAGCCCCTACCGGAGTTGGTAAATCAACTTTCACAACCAAAATTGCAAACCACGCATTCAACTTAGGGTATAACGTCCTTCAGATATTTTTTGAAGACAACCCTAAAATCATTCAAAGAAAACACATAACACTTTGGACTGGAATACACCCTGACGATTTAACTGAAAGAAGAGTAGAGGTAATGGAAAAAGTTAAACAAATTCAATCAACAAGAAAAAATAAGTTGATTATGAAAAAGTTGTCTTCCGATACCGTAACTATGAATCAGATTAAAAATCAAGTTAGAAAAATGATTGCTGAAGGGACAAAAATTGATATGGTAATTTTAGATTATATTGATTGTGTCGTACCAGACAAAAATTTGGGTGACGAATGGAAAAGTGAAGGTTCAGTTATGAGAGGATTTGAGGCGATGTGTCACGAATTAGACATCGCCGGATGGACAGCAACACAAGGGAATAGAAGCTCAATATCATCAGAGGTTGTAACAACAGATCAAATGGGTGGATCAATTAAAAAAGCACAAGTTGGTCACGTAATTATTACGGTGGCTAAGAGTCTACAACAAAAAGAGATGAATTTAGCAACCATCGCAATCACCAAATCAAGAATTGGTAAAGATGGTGTTATCTTTGAAAACTGTAAATTTGATAACGGTATGTTAGAAATCGACACTGAACAAAGTGTTACGTTTCTTGGACACGAGGAACAAAAAGAAGAAAGAAACCGTAGTCGAATCAAAGAACTTTTAGAAAAGAAAAAACAAAAAGAACAACAAGAATCTTAAAATAAATTATTAAATTAAATTAAAATGGATATTTCGCAAAAAATATTAAGTGACATTACTGTCTTTATGAAATACGCTAAGTTTCAACCCGAAAAGAATCGGAGAGAGACTTGGGAAGAGTTGGTAACTCGTAACAAAGAGATGCACCAACGTAAGTACCCCCACATTAAAGATGAGATAGAGGAGGTATATAAAATGGTATACGACAAGAAAGTATTACCATCAATGAGATCATTACAATTTGGAGGTAAACCAATTGAGATTTCACCAAACAGAGTTTACAACTGCGCATATATGCCAATTGACCACGTTGACTCATTCTCTGAAACAATGTTTTTACTTTTAGGTGGAACAGGTGTTGGATACTCAGTTCAAAAACATCACGTTGAAAAATTACCTGATGTTAAAAAACCAAATCCTGATAGAACAAGAAGATACCTAATTGGTGATTCTATTGAAGGATGGGCAGATGCCATTAAAGTATTGATGGAATCATATTTAGGTTACAAATCGTCAACACCTGTATTTGACTTTTCAGATATCAGACAAAAAGGTGCGATGCTTGTAACATCAGGAGGAAAGGCACCAGGACCTCAACCATTAAAAGATTGTATTCACCACATAACAAAAGTGTTGGATAACAAAAAAGATGGTGAAAAATTAACACCGATCGAAACTCACGATATTGTATGTCATATTGCAGATGCAGTACTTGCAGGTGGTATTAGAAGAGCAGCACTTATCTCATTATTCTCGGCTGATGATGAAGAAATGATTTCTTGTAAATCAGGAAGTTGGTGGGAACAAAACGCACAAAGAGGTAGAGCAAATAACTCAGCAGTACTTCTTCGTCACAAAATTACAAAAGAATTCTTTATGGATTTATGGAAACGTATTGAGTTATCAGGAGCAGGAGAACCAGGAATCTACTTATCTAACGATAAAGATTGGGGAACTAATCCATGTTGTGAAATCGCACTACGACCTTTTCAATTCTGTAACTTATGTGAAGTAAATGCGTCTGATATTGAATCACAAGAGGACTTCGATAAAAGAGTTAGAGCGGCGGCGTTCATTGGAACATTACAAGCCGGATACACTGACTTTCATTACCTAAGAGATATTTGGAAAAGAACGACTGAAAAAGATGCACTTATTGGTGTTGGGATGACAGGTATTGGTTCAGGGGTTGTTTTAGGGTATGATATGAAAAAAGCCGCTAAGGCGGTTAAAGAAGAAAACGAAAGAGTTGCAACACTTATTGGGATTAATAAATCAGCAAGAACGACAACTGTTAAGCCATCAGGTACCTCATCATTGGTATTGGGGACATCATCAGGTATTCACGCTTGGCATAATGACTTCTATTTAAGAAGAATCCGTGTAGGTAAAAACGAATCAATCTATTCTTATTTAGCGATTAATCACCCTGAGTTGATTGAAGATGAGTTTTTCCGTCCTCACGATACTGCAGTTATTGGTATACCACAAAAAGCACCCGAAGGAGCAATTATAAGACACGAGTCTGTATTCCAAATGTTAGAAAGAGTTAAAAAAGTATCTCAAGAATGGATTAAACCTGGACATAGAAACGGACAAAATTCTCACAACGTATCTGCAACCGTTTCAATTAAAGAAGATGAGTGGGACTTGGTAGGTGAATGGATGTGGAATAACAGAGATTTTTATAATGGACTTTCTGTATTACCATACAACGGAGGTTCGTATACCCAGGCCCCGTTTTCCGATTGTACAAAAGAAGAATACGAAAACTTAGTAAAAACATTAACTAATATTGATCTTACTAAAGTAATTGAGTTACAAGATAACACCGACCTACGAGGAGAATTGGCTTGTGCGAACGGATCTTGCGAGATAATTTAACATTAGAAAAGTAAGGAATTTATTAAAAGTTCCTTACTTTTTTTATTTCACAATATATTTATATATAATAACAAATACTTGTGAAATATGAAAAAAATTGAAATGATTGGTAAAGTTTTTGGAAAACTTAAAGTAGTTGAAGAACTAAAAAAGAATAAAAATGGACACATAAGATATGGATGTGAATGTGAATGTGGTAATATAACAGAAGTTTTTGGGACTCACCTACGTAGCGGTAGTATAATTTCTTGTGGTTGTAAAAATAGAATAAATAAAGAGGGAGGTATTAATGGTGATTTATGGTATAACATAACTAATTATAAAACATCTAAAAGAGCAAACAGAAGAAATTTAGATTTTAATTTAACCAAAGAATATATTTATGACTTATTTAAAAAACAAAGTGGTAAATGTAATTTATCTGGAATTAATATCAAATTACCTATTAGTTGGAATGATAAATCATATACTGCATCATTAGATAGAATAGATAGTAAAAATGGTTATGTTATTGGAAATGTACAATGGGTTCATAAACACATAAATGTAATGAAAAATATTTTCAATCAAGATATGTTTATTTTTCTATGTAATCAAGTAACAAAAAATAACAAATTAGTTGATTTTGATATTAAAAAAATTGATGAATTTAAATGGGGTTTAAATACAAAATATTATGAAAGCACAATGGGGAAATAATATAACGCTAACATACCAAGTATTGTTGGCGTTTTATAATCAAAGAAAAACTAACTAAAATGAATGTAGGAGCATCTAAAGATTGGATACAACAACAATACGTTAGAGAGTTTGGGCCAAAACTACAATCAAACGAGTACTATTACGATAAAGAAGGTAGAATGGTTATGACTGAAGAATATCATACACGTAGAGGTAGTTGTTGTGGTAACGGATGTTTAAAATGTCCGTACGAACCCATACACGAAAAAGGAAATAAAGTTTTACAAGAATCCCGACATTAAGTTGGGATTTTTTTTTACAGTATATTTATATATAAAATATTATAATGAGAAAAATTATTAAACTCACAGAGGATGATTTAACAACAATTATTAAAAGAGTCTTAAAAGAAGGTCCTTTTGAAGAAATAGGGAGGTTAGGGTCTGAAGCCGCTAAGAAAATCGCTGACCAACTAACTAAAAGTGTACAACAAAAAAAAGACGGTCCAATTAATACCAGTAAATCAACATACGATAAAAGTACTGACGTAATCAATAAAGACTTACCTGAGTTTACAATAACAGCAAAAAAACCACAAACAGTAAGTGGAGGATCATATATATTAGACATGAATAACCCCAACTCAAAAGATATTACAGTAATATGGGGAGGGATGCCAAGTTCACAATACGGAGCTAAATTTATGAAAAAAGAAGGTAAGGGACTTTTTACTAATAAAAATGTTATATATAGTAATTACGAAAATTCTCTTAGCACATTAAAAGGTATCCTTAAAAATAATGGTGTTAAAGATTTTAGAATTAAATCTGTTAGTGGATTCTCAAGAGGAGGAATCAATGTGTGGGGAGAACTTAAAGGTGGATATGACTTTGTGGGGTTAATTGACCCATCAACACCAACACTATATAAAAGTTTACCTAACAACGCTAAAATGATATCTAGATGGGAAAATTGGGGTTGTTGTCCGTCGTATAGAGCTTATCTTAAACAAATGGAAAAAAGCGGATTATCAAAAAGAATTGAAGCATCATATTATAACCATTTAGAAATGCCAAAAATATTTTTTCAAAAATATTCTAGTTCAATGTAACTCTTTATTCAAAATTGACTTCCTCTATATTTATTTTATATGGCAGACGGAATTACTTATGGTATAAATTTTCCCTTTAGACAAAGTGAAAAAGGTTTTTATTTGTCTATTTCTGAAGAATCTTCAGAAGAGATAAGAAGTAACCTATTACATTTAATATTAACAAAAAAAGGGACTAGATATTATTTACCTGATTTTGGTACAAGAATCTATGAATTTATTTTTGAACCATTAGATGGTGAGACGTTCGATAGTATTAGATCCGACATTGAGCAACAGGTTGCAAAATACATACCTAACCTAACTATAAATAATATCACCATTGAACCATATTTAGAAAGCGATGAGGCTCCCGGTGATTTAAATTATGAACTTTTAGGTCAGGCTAGTATATATAGAATACCCGGACAAAACACTGGTGAATACACCGCTAAACTTAAAATAGACTACACTGACGAAGCTAAGGCTTTTGGAAGTCGAGAGTTCGTTATAATTAATTTATAAAATGGCAAATAATAGGATAAACTATACGGAGAGAGATTTTGAGGGGTTAAGACAAGACCTTATTAATTACACAAAACAGTATTATCCGGAACTGATACAGAATTTTAATGACGCATCAGTTTATTCTGTATTAATGGATTTAAATGCGGCAATTGCTGACAACTTACATTTCCACATAGATAGGAGTATACAAGAAACTGTATTACAATATGCACAACAAAGATCATCGATTTATAATATAGCAAGAACATATGGTTTAAAAATCCCCGGATATAGACCATCGGTTGCTCTTGTTGACGTGTCAATCACGGTACCACCATTAGGGGATTCGGAAGATACAAGATATTTAGGAATTTTAAGGGCAGGAGCACAAATCAATGGGGGAGGTACGACGTTTGAAACCGTATATGATATTGACTTCTCAACACAATACAACCAAGAAGGGTTTGTTAACAGAACTAAAATACCAACGTTTGATGCCAATAACAAAATCATAAATTATGTTATCACAAAAAGAGAAGTGGTTGTTAATGGATTTACTAAGGTGTTTAAAAAAGTTATTAACCCTGTAGATGCGGTTCCATTCTTTAACTTATTTTTACCTGAAAGGAATGTTTTAGGTGTTGCTACAGTAATACAAAAAGATGGAACATCATATCCTGGTACCCCCACGTTTCAAGATTTTTTAAATGCGACAGATAATAAGTGGTATGAGGTTGATGCCTTGGCTGAGGACACTATCTTCATTGAAGATCAAACAAAACCGGTGGATAATGCGGGTGTTAAGGTAGGTAGGTATTTAAAAACAGATCAAAGATTTATAACTGAATACACACCTGAAGGGTTTATGAAGGTACAGTTTGGTGGAGGAACGACAACACCAAACGAACAATTAAAAAACTTTACTAACACTGGAGTTCCATTAGATATAAACAACTATCAAAATAACATTGGATTGGGGTTAACTGTTAGACCTAACACTACAATATTTATACAGTATCGAGTTGGTGGAGGTTTAGCGACAAATGTGGGGGTTGGTGTTATAAACCAAATTGGGTCTGTAGAATTGTCGGTTACAGGACCATCAGATTCAATAAATAGAAATGTTGTTCAGTCACTCACTTGTAATAATGTTACTGCAGCAATTGGAGGAGCAAACCCACCATCTACCGAAGAAGTTAGAAATATGGTTTCATTTAATTTTTCGTCACAAAAAAGGGCGGTAACAATAAACGATTATAAATCTATTATTGATACAATGCCTGGTAGGTTTGGTGCACCAGCTAAAGTTTCTATAACAGAAAAGAATAATAAAATTAACGTACAAATACTATCTTACGACACAATAGGTAAACTAACACAGGTTGTTTCAAACAACTTAAAAACAAATTTAGCAACCTACCTATCAAAATATAGAATGATAAACGACTACGTTGCTCTTGACGTTGCTAAGGTTGTGGATTTGGAGTTTGAGATATTTGTTGTTTTAGATTCCTCACAGAATCAAGGACAGACAGTTACGCAAATAATTGATCAAGTATCAAACTATATGAATCCAAAAAATCGAGAACTTGGTCAAAATGTGAACGTATCGGACGTTAGACGATTAATCCAAAATAGTGCGGGGGTGATATCACTATCCGAACTTAAAGTTTATAACAAGGTTGGGGGACAATACTCATCGTCTCAAACGTCTCAAAGATTTATTGATACGGCAACCAAACAAATTGAATTAATAGACGACACAGTATTTGCTGAGCCGGATCAAATATACCAAATAAGATTCGACAATAAAGACATTAAAGTAAGGGTTAAAAACCTTAAATCGGTAGACTTCTCATAAGAATGTTTATTTTGTTTTTATCTAACCTACCTTTAAAAATACATACATAACTATTTATTTTTAAAAGAAAAGATGACCAAAAGCTATAGGTTAAGAACTGAAATTGGTACCGATAAAAATATCAGAATAAATATAAACCAAGACTTTGATTTTTTAGAGATACTTTCTTTAAAATTAAGACAGGGTGATGTTTATACTCGATTTTGTGCAGACTACGGTGTAGTTGCCGGTAGAGTAATCGTTAATGGGGGTTACGGAGTACCAAACGCTAGCGTTTCTATTTTTATACCATTAGATCAGATTGACGAAACCGATCCCGTTATTTCCTCATTATATCCATATAAAAAACCCGCAGATAAAAACGAGGACGGGTATAGGTATAATTTATTACCATACAAACAAACATTCGGAGGACACACACCGACAGGGACATTTCCCGAAAAAGACGATGTATTAACTAGGTCTGAGGTTTTGGAGGTGTATGAAAAATACTATAAGTACACAACAAAGACTAACGATAGTGGTGATTTTATGATTATTGGTGTACCTTTAGGTGTACAAACAATAGTTATGGATCTCGATTTATCCGATATGGGGTGTTTTTCGTTAAGACCAAAAGACTTAATACGGGTGGGTCTTGGTGCTGAAGAACAATTTAACGGTGAAAAATTTAAATCATCTGAGGATTTATCTTCACTACCACAAATTGTGAATTTTGTAAGAAACATAGACGTAACACCATTTTGGGGTGAAGAAGATTTATGTAATATTGGAATAACAAGAACTGACTTTGACCTTAGAGATTTAGGTGTTGAAGTTAAACCACAAGCAATTTTTATGGGATCTTTGTTTTCAACATCTAACGAAGATTTTTTAAGAAGTAATTGTAAACCAAAAAAAGATGTTGGTAACCTTTGTAATTTAGAAACAGGACCAGGTAAAATATTATCAATAAGACAGACAATAGATTATGATAGTAGTGGACAACCAATATTAGAACAACACAGTTTACCTAATGGTGGTAAAATTATAGATGAAGACGGTACATGGTTAGTGGAAGTGCCGATGAACCTTGATTACGTAACCACTAACGAGTTTGGTGAACAAGTAATATCTAACGACCCATCTGTCGGAATACCAACAAAAGGTAAATACAGATTTAGAGTACAGTACCAAAACGAAGATCCGGAAAATACAACTGTAGAAAGAGGTGATTATTTGGTACCAAACATTAGAGAGTATGGTTGGACTAACACCGGTAAATATGAAGATGTTGATACATCATTACAACTAAAATCTTATGCGTTTAGTTTAGATTGGAACGACTATGCTGATCCACAAGCAGCGATTAATTGTGAAGATTACTTTTATGAGTTTAATTTTAATAAAGTTTATACTGTAGCAAATTTTATCGATAGATTTAAGTGGGGATATAATAGATCAAGACATTTAGGGATAAAAGAGATTGATAGTAAAGATTGTAATCAGATAAATAAATTACCAGTTAATGACGGGGTAAGAAATTTTGATTCTATATTTTTCTTAATGATGTTTTTAATAACCATCGTTTCTTTATTAGTGCCGACTATTTTAACTATATTACACGTATTAGCCCTTTTATATCCAATATTTAGAGTGATTATTAATTTATTTATATGGTTAATTAATACGTTGGTATATTCAATATGTATTGTCGTTGCGATATTATCACCTAAATTAAGAAAAAGTCAATGTAAAAAACAAAACATTACACCAATATCAAAAACAAACCCATTTAAAAGAATCTCATTACCAATGATGTCTTATCCTGATTGTGAGTCTTGCCCATGTACCGAACAAGATCTTGATACGGCTAGTGATACTGAAAATGATATTTACGCAATAACTGTTGGTAATTACAGTATTTTGTCGAATTTAACTAGTGTTGACACTTACTCAAAATTAAATACAAGTATAGATCCTGATAATGAAAATTTAAACATAGCATTTAGACAGTTCCTTTCTGGATATCAACCACAGGGAGACGCATTCGACCGATTAAATAAAGTACCTTTCGCTTCTCACGATTTTACACCAGGTTGGGGTAAAGCACCTTACGATGTGTCGTTAGCTCAATCGATAAACATGGCAAACATGAGAGAGAGATATTTTCAGGGTGAAAACATAATTCAAACCACAGTATATAACACACCACCTAATAGTAATGTACCACAACCCTCAACACCATTTACTGATAATGTATTGGTTTTATTATGTGATTCTCAAACAATATCAAACATAAATCCGGGACAATTATTAACATTTAATAGTCTTGATAATATAAACGACCCAAATACAACCGGATTAACTAGTGGAAATCAATTTAATACAACTGCGATTACAGGATCCACACCATATAATGCTAATAACTTGGTGAATAAACCCGTTACTTATATTAAACAAGATGGGACGGTGGACACCGTCAACTTAAAACTATTAATCACATCTGACGGTAAAGAATATAATTTTAAATCAGGAACAGAGTACTTTCAACTAATAACTGGTGGAACCGTATCACAAATGTCTGGGTTAACCGTGTCTTCAAATAGTGGACTACTTAGAAAGTATATTTTTAATAAAACTCAAAGATTAGAAGACTGGCCAACATTTGGAACTCAACAAACTTCTTATTTATTTGTAAAAGACCAAGTAGACGGTTTTAATG